ATGTCTCAGCATATTAACACCACAATAAGGGCAAAGAGATTCAGTCTCTTTGGGTGGAAAAAGTCCAAGCAGTTGGCCGGGATTTACGTTAAGGCAATATTCTTCCAACAGGTCTAAGGGGTACAAAACAAAACGTGCAAACCACAACCACGCAAAACACTAAAAAATAAAGGATTACAAAAAAGAGATTCAAAACGAATTGTACAAAACTATTAAAAAAACATCATTTTCGATTCAATAACTGAGGGCTTTTTGTAGCCCTTTTTTTATGCTACTTCAACAACCATTCAATTATAATGCAAAAGGCCGTCAATAAAGCGAAAACAAGCAATAAAGTAAGTCCATTACAAACCCAAAAAAGAACTAAATAAATACTCCTGGACAATTCGATAAAAATATAAAAGGACTTGCGAAAGGGCTTACAAATGGGCTTACAAAATTCAAACAAAAACACCGTTTATATATGGTAATAATATAAAGATATACGAACAAAAGGCGGGTTTATTACAAATTGCAAGGGGGATAATACCCATAAAAAACGCAACAAGACAATAATAAAAAGCGCTTGAGTTGTTGTGATACAGCGCTTTAGTGAAGTTTTTGCGTCAAAAGTAAAATAAAAGTGTGTGTGTCTATGGTTCTGCAACGTGCATGTTGTCGCTTTCTCCAGGATGATATCTGCGTTGCAATGTAGTTAAACGAGCCTTTAAACTGCCGATCTCCTCGGCCATTTCTTTAATGTCCTGGTCTTTCTCTCTGAGGTACTCCATTAATAGACTGGGATGCACGGTTGTGTCTGGTTCTTCTTTCTTTTTGTCGGCCATTTTCATGGGATCCTTTCCGGCAATTAACCACTCTATATTAATTTTTTCAGAAAATCCTGCATTTATAAATCTAAAGAAAAAGTCTGACGATGGATTGGTAGAGCCACTCTTTATATCATAGACAGTTTGTGGCCTATCGTACCCGAGAAGCTTTGAAAATTGAGCCGGTTTCAGCTCAAGAAATTCAAGCATTTCTGTAAAACGTGCAGATATTTCTAAATTTTTTGCCAATATTATTTGATTTAATACAGAATATCCTGTAATATTGTACCAAGTTCATTACAAAACTACGGCGAAAAATGACAGAAAAACAAGTTTTAGAGCAAAAAAAGTTTGGCGACATCAATATAGTAGCTGAAATAATTGGGGAGACGAGGGGTAATACCAGCCAAATTCTAAGACGTCCGACTGCAAAGAAGCACAAGAAAGCAATGGAAGTACTACGAAGACTTGTTGAATCTCGTCAGCAAATAGCAACTGAAGTAGGTACAGAATAATCTGTATTATATGCTGGAATATCACGATAACATATTATGTGTTGCTGGCGGCTGGCTTTATGGCGAAGGTGCCATTATGACCAAAGCCAATTATGATGCCCTGGTTTCGCGCGACCGATTGCAAGTTGTGCGCAAGGGAGGTGGGCCTGGTCGTCCGGCATTGATAAAATACGAAAGCATTCCCGATAGATTCAAGGCGTTGATTGTAGCTAAGGAAGGAGATCCTTACAAAAAAGCACGTTTTAATGACTTTGAAAAATACATTATACCAGATCGTCATGCACGCGCTTACTTCAGTGCATTTAAGTTACCCGATGGCCGCAATCTTCCTGGGGAGGTGATTAACGAATATTCAACTAATGCTGATCTCCTTAATGCTGTTCATAGAGTGATAACTAAAAGAACCGGTAAGAGAAAAGCCCTGGGTGGACGAACTTCTCATATATGGGAATCAGTTGCCGGAACAGTGGAGCAGCTTAAGTGTGATGAAGACTTAAAGAAGAAATATAATCACACACTTCCTTCTAATCCCAGGCGTCTGAAAGAACGACACAAGAAATACATGGAGGAAGGATATCACGCTCTTATACACAGAGGTTATTGTAACAGCAACAGCCGTAAGGTGACTGCTGACATGGAGCGTCTTATCCTTTCCCTCTATGCTATGCCCAACAAGCCATTCTCTTCGAGTGTGCACGACTTGTATCTGCAATTCCTGAGCGGTGCTATTGATGTGGTTGATTACGACACCGGAGAGATTTACGATCGGAACGACTTCTTTGATAAAGATGGTGTGCCGGTAATGGTGAGTGAAAGTACTATCTGGAATTACATCAACAATCCTAAGAATCGTGTGATTGTAGATAAGGCCAGAAGTGACAGCCACGAATTTACAAGCATTCGCCGACCACACCACCACCGTCACGCTCCAATGTTTTCTCTTAGTAAAATATCAATGGATGACCGTGACCTCCCGCGCAAGTTGCCTGATGGGTCTCGTGTAAAAGCCTATTACGCTTATGATGTGAAGAGTGGTTGTGTGGTTGGTGCTTCATATAGCAGGCATAAAGACGAGGGACTATTTATTGATTGTGTTCGCGACATGTTCAAGTTCTTCGACTATCACAATATGAGCACGCCTGCCGAGGTGGAGGTGGAGCATCACCTGGTTAACAAGTTCAAAGACGACCTGATGCAAGCCGGAATCATATTCCCATTTGTGCGCTGGTGTAATCCCGGGAACTCACAGGAGAAGTATGCAGAGACAGGTAACCGCCTTAAGAAGTATGGTTACGAGAAACGATATCAGGATGGCATTGGTCGCTTCTACTCCAAGCTTGAAGCCAACAGGCCACGTCAGGAAAAAACCTGGGATGATGAAGGCATGAAAGTGAAGGAGAAGGCTTACACATTTGAGCAGCTTGTTGCTGATGACAGATTTACAATAGAGAAGTACAATAATAGCAAGCACCCTGATGAGAAGTACTATCCCAATATGACCAGAATGGATGTTCTTAAGAGATATCAGAATCCGGATCTATTGGATATCGACCGTGCGCTTCTTGTTCGATACATCGGAGACCACACGGAAACAAGTGTTCGTCGCTCGCAATATGTAACGGTGCAGTATGGTAAGTACCAGTTGCCTTCTCCAGAGGTGTTGCATAAGCTTAAGCCAAATAATTACAAGGTGGATGCTTACTATCTGCCTGGCGAGGATGGAATTGAAGAAGTCTATCTCTATCAGGACCGGACATTTATTTGCAAAGCAGAGCTGATTAAGACCTACAATACTGCCACGGCTGAGCAAACAGACGATGATCGCAACGCATACACCGAACAGGCCAAGTATGTAAGCCAGTTCGATAAGCTTGCCAAAGATGGCAAAGCGTCCCTTTCAAAAATTCACATCATAGAGAAGGAAGAGCAGGAGGATGAAGTGATTGTGGAAACAGTGCCGGACATAGTGGAACCGGACGAGATTGAGACAAACTTTGAAGACTACTCTGACGATGAAGATTTCAACATACAGAGAGCTCTTGACTCTCTATAATTCTAAAACGATTGAACTATGATGACAACAGATTTAAAGAACAGAATTGTGGCAGCTATTAAAGAGCGCCGGAACAATTACTCAAGTGATGCTAAGATGGCCGTGGCCCTTGGAATCAGCTCTTCGCAATTTTCGCGCATTACCCGCAAGGGAGATATGGACAATGTACTGGCTGATGCTAAGTGGATATCCATAGCCCGCAGACTTGGAGTTGAATTGAATGGCAATAAGGAGCTTGTTGCTGCAAAAACTCCTGTATTCCAATTCGTGGTTAGTCAGTTATCTGCTTGCCAGGACAACTCTTTATCAGGAATACTTTGCGATAGTGCTGATGTTGGAAAGAGCTACGCTGCAAAATGGTACTGTAGGAACACCAAGGATGCCGTGTACATTGACTGCTCTCAAGTAAAGACAAAGCAAAAGTTAATAAGAGCGATTGCCCGTGAGTTCGGACTTACGAACACTGGGAGGTATAGCGATGTATATGACGATCTTGTCTATTACCTGGTTGCTGCTGACACCCCGCTTGTCGCTCTTGATGAAGTCGGAGACCTTCAATATCCTGCCTTTTTGGAGCTGAAAGCCCTTTGGAATGCTACGCAATACGATTGTGCCTGGTATATGATTGGTGCCGATGGTCTTGAGAAGAAGATTAACGACAACATCAGTAATCGCAAGGTTGGATATACTGAGATATTCAGTCGATTCGGCAGCCGATATCAGAAGATAACACCACAAGCAGGCGAAGAGCTCGCAAAGTTCAAGCGTCAACAAGTCGCTATGATTGCGAAAGCTAACGGTGTATCTAATCCTCAACTACTGTACAGCAAGACTCAGGGAAGTCTTCGCCGGATCAGGTATGAAATTAAGAAGTTAAACCAGCAAGCACAGGAGGCATAATGGCAAGAGCAGTTAGTGTAACACAGCTTCATAATCTAAAGCCAAAGGTAATGCCATTTACAGGCAGGTGGCGGGCCTCTTTTGGAGAGCCGGAGCGAGGCGGTTCCTTCCTTATCTGGGGAAACTCGGGGAACGGGAAAACCCGCTTTGCGCTTCAGTTATGTAAGTACATTACCAAGTTTGGTAAGGTGGCTTACAACTCTCTGGAGGAGGGCGCATCGCTGAGTATGCAGATGGCTTTTGATGAATTAAACATGAATGAAGTCAGCAAGAAACTAATACTACTCGACCAGGAGCCAATTGACGAACTGATTGTTCGCCTGGAAAAACACAAGAGCCCGCACGTGATTGCAATAGACAGTGTGCAATATAGTGGATTGACCTACGCAGCCTATAAGGCTCTGCGCGCAAGATTCCCAAAAAAACTTTTTGTCCTGGTATCACATGCTGATGGGAAACTCCCGGCAGGCAATGTGGCTAAGCGTATTCGGTACGACTCTTTTGTAAAGATATGGGTGGAAGGATACAGGGCCCAACCTCTGAGTCGATATGGTGGCGGTGAGCCATTCATTATCTGGCCCGATGGAGCCGCTCAATACTGGGGCGATGAAATACTGGAAGGCAATGGATATTAAACAAAAACGAAGAGTCGCACACGCGCTCATGTACAAGGCAGGAGCCTTGCCAAACAAGCGCGATATACTGGCCGGGTACGGAGTGGAAAGCTCGAAAGACCTTACCGACCGCCAGATGGATGAACTCATTGAACGGCTAAAAGAAGCTGTGAGCAAGCGAAAGACAACACCTCCTGATGTAAGGCAATGGCGAAGCAACGTCATGACAATGCTCAATAAGTGCGGTGTTTATGCTGACCAGAACGACTGGCAGCGGGTTAACAAGTTCCTACTGGATAAGCGCATTGCCGGTAAACTTCTCTATGAGATGACCGTGCCGGAGATGAAGGAGCTCCACCGCAAGCTGGCGAGTGTTGCCCGCAAAAAAGAACTAGAGGCAAAGAATCAATTGTATAACGGAATAGCAATGAATTAAACCGATGAAACAAAATGCAAAAGCAATGGAAGCGCGCGCCGTGTGGTGCGAAAGGGCAATAACCAACATGCTTGGTTTGACGCCGGAAAAGTATCTGGAACTAATGTACGAGACAGGCTGCGAGTTTGTGGAGGATCTCTTTCGCAACGATGGCTACACAGGCAAGCGCCTCAAGCGTGCAGTGAGTAAGTACATAACCAGCGACCTGTACTGGTATTACTGGATGATAGAATGGGTGGACACTTGTGAGGCATTCCTCGACTGGGACTACTCTAAAAAGTCACTAACAGACCTGCTGGATATGCAGATGCAGGCTAAGAGGCCCTGGGATCTTCTTCACAAGAAAATCATCGAAGAGAAAGGTCACACAGTGAAAGTGGACACATTGAATTCTTAACTACAATAACAGATGCAATATGAATAACGACAGGTCAATATCTCAAGGGGCAGGAGTAGATGCAGTACTGCTGGCAATATTCGTAACACTGAAGCTGACAAACCAGATCGACTGGGCATGGTTATGGGTGCTTACCCCACTGTGGGTGCCAATTGCTTTGGGTGCATTGATTGCCGCGCTCTTTCTCCTGGCATTAATTATCAAAGTGTTCAGAATAGTATTAACCAAAAACAAATAGTAATCATGAGTGTAGATGTAAAATCTTTAAGCCCCGAAGGTAGGGCAGAGTTGATGAGACAATTGCAGCAGGAACAGGAAGCCGAAAAGGCTGAGAAAAAGAAAGCCCGTGAGGATTACCGGGAGAATGTGAATAAGGTAGTTGCCAGCAACATTAAAGACCTTCAGGTTCTGAGTAGCTTTCTGAGTCAGAAAAAGGCAGAGGTGTTTAATAGCCTCAATGCCTTGCTGCGACAAAAGAAAGAGCTCTTTGGTTACAAACAGGGGCAGCAGTCGCACACCTTTACCGATAAGGATGGTAACTCTGTGGTTGTAGGCTTTCGGGTAATCGACAGCTGGGACGACACCGTAGAGGCCGGAATTGCGAAGGTGAACGAATACATCGATAGCCTCAGCACGAACGAAGAAACTGCTAAGCTTGTGCGTATGCTTCAGGGCTTTCTGAAGAAAGACCAGAAAGGCAACCTGAAGCCAAGCCGGGTACTTGAACTCCAGAAGATGGCTAAGGATATCAATGACCCATCGCTGACAGAGGCCGTGGATATCATTAAAGATGCCTACAAGCCCAATCGTTCGGCCTTCTTCATTGAAGCAAGCATGAAGGAAAAGAAGACCGGCAAGCAGGTAGGTATTCCATTGTCGATCACTTCCGTTGATTTCCCGGAGGGTTCTGAAATCTCAACCGACGAGATATGAATTATGTGCTGTGGGGGTTATGGCTGCTTGTAATTGTGCTGGTGGTTCGCAATGAACGAAAGACAAAGCAACAGCCACCCCAACACCATAGATACCACCGGCATCACTACAATAAACAATTAGAAAATCATTAAGGCATGTTAAAAAAAGGAGATAATGTAATAATTGACAATCTGCCACCCGGCAGAAAGTTACCGGAATCGCTGAAGGGCGAAGAGTGCAGCGTGATTGATATGCACAGGTATGGGTCGTCTTTTTTCTACGACATAGAGCTGCTCAGCCCGGTAGAGGGAATTGATAAGCTGCCATTGTTCAGAGGCAATCTTCTCCGGGCTGTTGCTCCCAGACCTTCCAATAAGGAACTGCAAAAGGCAGCGCAATTGAACAGGGAAGCTGAAATCAGCCAGTCGATTAACGAGCTGAAGGATGAATTAAAGGCCTGGCCGCTTCCAAAGCAGTTTGATGAAAACAGTGAGATGTACAATAGGGTGTGGGTTCGCAGAATGAGACTGCATGGCCGTATTGCCACTATGATTAAGGAGTTGGGAGGTAAGGTATGAAAGCAATATTAAAGAGCATTGCAAGCATCTTTAAACGCAGATGCAACCGCATTTACATTCTTACAAGACACAACGGCTCAGAGAAGCTTTTCTTTCAGTTTCGTAAGGATGGAGAAGACTGCTACTCCGTTAACCGTGCCGGAGCTTGGTACTTCGACAGTCATGAACATGCCCGTGAGGCGCGCGACTTTCTTGGATTGAAGAATGAATTGAACATCGAATCGTTTGAACGCATCTGATTATGAACAATTACGAAATACAATTCACAAAAGCCCGGTTTGTCGTTAGTTACTCACGCGGCAAGCTGCGCAAGGTGGAAGTAAAAAAAGGAAACCTCGACCTGGAGTTACTGGCCGAGGTGGTGCCCGACAGAGAGGACAGTATTGAGCCTCATGATAGATTTGTAAAGATGGAGCCAAAAGCAAAGGATCAGTTTTTTGCACTTGCCCGAAAAGCCTGGATGGAATTCTACCGCAAGCAGTCGGGCCTTGATTATCGTTTTTTGGCTGCCGATGGCAAAGCACTCAAGGAAATAGGCAAGTACATGAAAGAGGTGAGCGGTAGCGATGAGGATGCTTTGGAGGCATGGAAGTTTATTCTGCAACGGTGGAACCGCCTCGACCCTTTCTATCGAAAAAATGCCGACCTCAAGTTTGTTAACTCACAGTTGAATAAGATAATTAACCAATTGAAGAATGGAACAAACACCGGCCAAACAGCGTCCCGCAATACTGCCGATGATCTCCGCAGGCGCTTCTCGGGTGGAGTTGGTTAGAGCGTTTGCCAGACTTACCCCCGCGCAGATTGTCAGGGAGAGATATCCGGCAATGTCGTGGCTCAAGCGAAGACACGGGCTTGAGAAGGTTGAGGGTGTGTTGGCAGTGTTGCTTGTTGAAGCTTCCCAGGCATTCGCTACCCAATTTGATGAAGAAACGGCTCTGGCAATGTCTGCTGAGATACAAAGCACTTTCTACTATTATTCCCTGGAGGATTGTTACTACATACTTCAGCAGATGAAGAAAAGCAAGCAGTACGGAACGCAGCTTACAGAGAATAAGGTGCTCTCGGCATTTGCCGATTACGAAAAGGAGCGAACCCAGGCAGCTGCTGAAATGAGCTACAACGAACACCTGTCGAACAAAGAGAACCCCAACGCACACGACCGCAATGATAGTGTACTGAAAAGCAGAATATATCCAACGCAAAGCACCCCCAATGAACGCAAGAGATAAATACATAACCAAAGTAATTGCCTGCCCCGACTGCAAAGGGGCCGGTGAGATACTTAAAGACCCGGGCACCAGGAGTAATACTTACGATGTTGTGGAATGCCCGTCGTGCAAAGGCACAGGTCGCCTGATAAGGAAAACAAAGGTAGAGTATGAACCTTACGATAAGGATGTTAAACTAATGGTAAAGATATGATGGAAAGTCCAATTTACGCACTCGCAGAGCATCTGGATGAGTTAAAGCACATCCGGGATAATTACAAGGAGATGGCTGCTGACAGTCCTAAGTTTCTGGAATTGTTTCAGCGAAAGGTAGCTCGCCTTAATAGTCAAATCGACAGCACCGAAAGGGCAATTAATGTTCTAATTAAAATACAAAAGGAGGAAGCATGACACTGACTGATGAAAGCCCCATGCCCTGGGGGCGAAACAAGGGCACACGAATGATTGATGTACCTGCTTCAGATTTGCTTTATTACTACGAAAGCAACAAGTGCAGTGCCGATGTGAGAGAATACGTTGAGGACAATCTTGATGTATTGCAGGAAGAAGTGAAACGCGATATGAGACAAAAGGAGGCAAGCCGATGAGAGTGTATGTATCAGGAAAAATAACCGGCCTCCCCATGGAAGCCGTTAAAGAAAAGTTCGCATGGCACTCTTCATTCCTCCTTGCAAAGGGATATACACCCGTGAACCCAATAGAGGTAAGTCCTTATGAGAAGGGAAAAGCCTGGCACGATTACATGAAGGAGGATATTGCAGAGCTGCTTACCTGTGATGCCATATATATGCTCCGAGACTGGGGCCAAAGCAAAGGTGCCAGGGTGGAGTATCAGATAGCCAGAGAGATGGGAATGTACATTTTCTTTGAGGGTGAATTCAATGCTGACCGTTCTTTATTTCCGGAATTAAAAACAGAGAACTTATGAGTTATATCACATTTACCCCCAATCAGTCAGTCGAATTAATGCCGGTACATGGCGCCACAATTACCCAGGCACTTCGGGCAACCATGGATTTGATTTCAGGTACGACACTCAAATATGCCGACCTGGTGTACGATGGCTTTACTATGTCTGTTTACATGGATAGCAATATCGACCAATTGGAAATGGAGTATTGGAATTGGAAAAAGCAAAGGGTAATTTGAATAACAATTAAACAGTAAATAATGATGAATATCAAGAGTTTAAAAGGCAAGACAATTAAAGATGTAAAGCAAAAGAAGAAAGCAGGCTTCGATGATGAAGGGTACCTGGTTCTTTACTTTACCGATGGGACTCAGGCAACAATCGTTGCGTCTTATGGCACCTGGACAGGAGAGTCTATTGACGAATACCCCTCAAAGATATGTCTTGTAGAAAAGGTTAGTGACCTTGAAGATGTTGAACGGGCAAACTGCCCTATATGTAACGATACCGGATCTTATACAACAGGTGGTTCTTTTGGTGGTGGCGTTACAACCCATAAATGCGACTGCCTGACCGCTCAAGAAGAACCAGTCTGCGAACACCCCTACAAGTTCGTAAAGCAAAGCCAGGATAACGAATACCCTGACTATTGCACCAAGTGTGAAAGCTATATTTAACCTCAAAAAACTTACCTATGGAAATGACCGATTTAGACTACTCAGGAGTCGTTAACCGAATCCAAAACAATGAGATCGAAGGTGCTCAGTTTCTCGTTGAAATAGCTTTCGAAAAAGAGGCAGTTGAGGAGGCTATTAAAAGCCATGAAGAATCATTAAATGTATTAAGAAGGACTCATGAAAGGCTGAATGGTGCCGCCCACAACGTCTTACTACACCTTGGAAAGATAACCCCACTGGCGGTTAAGCGAGATGAATTTATTGTTGTTGTAACCAGCAATAATATCTCAATAGAACGGAATGTGCTTTAATCTATATTGTTATGTATCTGGTGGTGAGTAGCAGGGGAGTTGTAAACCCCATTGCATAGACAATGACAAACATTGGTGAAAACAGTGCAATATGCTTCCTCACCCCTTTTACATAACGAGATAGCGGTATGAAAAGTTGCGGATTTACCGTACGAAATTCTGCTAACCGATGAATTTTAATAAATGAAACAAAGTAAATATTAACCGCTGACCCCGCAATTTTTTATGACCGCTTGTTATAGTGCGTTTTTGTGGGTAGGCATAACAGATAATGACATGAATAAAAAGAAGCAATTAAATGAAATTTTTGGGGATGCGACAAACATACTTAAAAGGGCATTAAGTCCAGACCCAGAAGGCGAAACAACAAATGAATGTTACATACTTTTAAAAGATTTGGCGCATTGTGGCGGTAATTCTCCATCACCAATAAGTATAATGAAGGCTGGAACTGTATTTAAAAAGAAAGTTGATAGTGAATATTTCAGCGATGGCTTTCATTTAATTGCGAGACATGTGGCTGAATGGTCGAAAGATTATTTTATACACTTAACAGAGAGCGAGGGGAATGCACTATAACGTGTAAGCGGTATGAACTGGCCGC